GTACATATATCCACTATCCATTACCAAATAAGATGAACTTGGTATTAAGTTAGCAGCAACTTTTACATTACTTGCCTGTTTAGAAGATGTTGTAACACCGACTGTAGCAGAGCGATGTGGTGAAACAAACGCAACACAATCTTTTCTACCCTCTACTAAATTTATTAACATGGTTACATGAGTATCATGAGCACCAGCAGTATCTCCAACGATACTTGATGAACCACCGATAACTAAATTGATATCTTCTGATGCATCATCTTTAAATTTATCATATGCAAGTTCAATCTCTCCAGCAGAAGTAGAGTAATCATCTGTTCCACCTGATAGAGTATCAATCGTTGTTGGTATCACACTTGTATAAGCTGCTGTAACATCTGTTCCCCAATTACTACCAGCACTTATATGGTCTGTCCAAAATATAAATAATGATTTTGAAAATATTACGTTTGGATAATAGATACTATCACCTTGTGGTGATTTAGCAGATACGTTCTTAGACATGAAACCAAATGTTTCTATAACTGCCCTTGTACTATTTCCAGCAGTATCTGTATCGTATCCTGTTATTTTACCATCAGCATCAGCAACGACTACATGTAGTTCATCACCTGTACCACGACCATTGTTTGTATTATAGTCTGATGTGCCTGGAGCACCTCCGAATAAGTCAGCATATTTCCATCTTCTTTTAATTTTAGAATTGTCTGCTATTACACTTTGTAGACCAGCACTATTAGGGTCATCTTTTAATCTGATTGTTAATACATTACTTGAAATTGATACTACTTCGTATTCGTTGAAGTCATCTATGGACACAACATTTGCTGTATCAGAAAAGAATGATATTAAATCACCTACGTTAAAAGCAAAACCTGTAGCATCAGCATCATCTACAGTTATTGTTGTATCGCCAACTGCACCAGCACCAGCAACTAAGTTGTTTGTACTTAAATCTTGTTCGTATGCAGTTGCACTTGGACATATTTCTACTCTTAATGAGTTACCATGTGTTCCAGCAGTTCTTGCAGCCCATTCTCCATGAGAACCTTCTCCATCAGCAAAACTTGCTTCGTAGTGGTCATCATCTCTAATTAAGATACCAGAGTTTGCACCAGCATTTAATAATCCACTTTCTGCTCTAACTACCTTTAATGAATCTGTATATCTTAAAAAATTTGCGGCACTAAAAAATGTCTCGAATTGGTTTCCAGTTGTTGTTGGTTTACCAAATATTTCTACTAGTTCTTCTTCACTAGAGATATTAACTATTGTAGATACAGGTCCTTTTTCAAAAGCACCAGCAATTGCACCAATACTTGTTGCGACAGCAGGTACTACATTAGTTAGGTCGATTTCATTTACTTGTACGCCGGGTGATACTAAAAACGCCATGTCATACTCCTATTGTGTATTTCTTTGTTCTTTCACTTATTTATAAAAAACTCACATTACAGTTTGTATTTTTATATGTTAGAAAACATATAAATAATATTATGTCAAGTAGTCATTATAAAAAGTACAAAGAAACGATTAAAGAGGTTACGAAAAGAAATTATCGTAAAAGAGTTTCTTCTTTGAACCAATATTTAGTAAATACTAAATGTATGCATTGTGATGAATCAGAAATAGCTTGTTTAAGATTTTATCCTCATGATAAAGAGATTCGTAAGACTATTAAGAGGGTGGGTATGAATGATGCTAGTAGAAAGACTGTAAAAAGACTTATAGACTCATCTAAGATAGTTTGTTCTAACTGTTTAATTAAGATAGATAACGATTTATTAGACCCAACATTCCTATAACTACCAATCTGTATTATGGTCTCTAACGACTGTAGTCCACCTAGTTCCATACTCATCCACCTCTACTTCTGGGTCATCTATTCCATTGTCGATAAATCCAAAAGGCGCCATGTCTTGTTCTAGTTGGTCTTTTTGTTCTCTATACATTCTTTCTCTGATATCATTGTCAGTTAATTCTTTAAAGTATTGTTGGTCGACTGCCCATGCAAATATGAATAAACATGCAACCAAATCATCTGTACAACCATCATCTGCTTGATGAGAAGAACCTTTCACTACAAATGTAGACAACTCACTCATAATATCATAGTCTGGTATTAATAGTTTATCTGATTCTATTAACTGTTTTAGGTTTGAACATCCTACTCTTTTAACTGATTTAGTAGTTCTAACTCCTAATTGAGCTCTACCACCAGAGAATCCTGCTCCTAGTATTTGACCAGCACGACCTCGCATAGATGCCATAACTAGATTATCATACTCTAAATCATACTGCATTGCGTTAGCAACTTGTTCCCCTATATCATTTACTTCAATCAATACAAAACATTCATTGTATGCTTTTGCAACTTCGTATATTTTGTGTGGAAACATTAAAGGTTTAACTTCATTGTTTCTATATTTGGCAACTACTTTGTACGGCATGGTAGTAACATCAAATACTAAAAATGCTGAGTAATCCTGTGATGTTCCTCGTGAAACATCTGCAGTAAGAAAATAAGTTTTAGCTGGGTCTGGTCTTTCAAATATATCTAAGTCTGCATTACTTTGTATTGGGTCAACAAAAGGCATTAATTTTAATTTATGTGGAGCAATCAATGTATCAATAGAACCTAAGAATTCACATTCAAACTCTGAGTTAAATTGAGATTGAGATGTGTTTCGTATTGTTTCTTCTTTCCATACCTCATCACGACCTGGCACTTCTGACCAATGTACTTCTAATGGGATGTAGTCATTCTTTTTACCTACTGCATCAGTCCACAATTTGTAAAACATATTCATACCATGTGGGGTAGATACTATCATTACCTTTGTAGATTTACCAGATGATATTGTAGGATATACAGAACTAAAGAATTCTTCAGCTAATGATGTTGGTACATATGCAAACTCATCAAGGAAAATAATGTTATAAGAACCACCACGAATCGCACTTGCAGATGTTGAAGCGGCAAGTATACTTGAACCATTTTCTAAATCTAAACTTCCTTTGTTCCATGATACAACACCTTGTTGTAACCACTTAGGAAGATTTTCATATCCTAATTGTAATCTACCTAATATATCTCTAGCAGTAGATGACTTGTTTGCAAGTATCGCTACATTAACATTCTCGTTAAATAAAACATAATGTAATAGATATGCAATAATTGTTGTTGACTTACCAGACTGTCTAGGAAGTTTACAGATTGTAAAACGATTTTCATGGAATGTTTTTACCATGTCTTGTTGAAAGTCATACATGTTAAATGGTACTAGACCTTCATCAAGAGATACAATCTTCATGTGTGTTTGTATAAAGTATACAGGGTCTTCCATACACTTTTGATATTCTTGTATTTGTTTTTTTGTAAACTCTACTTTAACATTAGATTTTTTTAAATTAGGATTACCGAGATATTGATTAACATCTGTAGCCATTATTTTTTCTTATCCTTTTTTAAAAGTTTTTGAAGTTCAGCAGTTGAACCAACATACAATGCGTTGGTTACATTCTTGGGTGCGTTACTAGGAACTTCTTTTAATCTTTTCATTGAACTTTGTAAACGAGATAATTTTTCTGTAACATCAGCAACTTGTGATATAAGATTACCTGCTACTTCATAACTTCTGGGATGGTCGGATTGTTTGGCAACTTCTAGTATACCATCAATCGCATCTTGACCTCTTTCAATTAAATTATAAAAGTTTTCTCTTTGATATTTGTAATCACTATCAACATCATCAAGTGTTTTATCTCTTTTAATTGTAAGGGGTGTTTCTTTTCTTTCAACAAGCTCTGCAGTCGACTCTTTTATATCCAAGATTTCATCTAGGATATCTTTAGTTTTGTTACTCATCATTATTTCACCTTTTTAATTTTTACATCAACATTTTTTAAACTGTCTATAGACTTATCACTTAATATGTCAGCAACTAATTTTTCATCTGTTCCTTTTAGTATAAATTTACCGATACCTTTTTTAATTATCTCTGGAGCACTTCTTCTTGTATTTTTATATGTTTTATAATATCTTTGAGCAACACCCAAAGCTTTACCAGTTTTATCTGTTACTTCTATATCTTCTTTTAATTCTTTAAAAGTTTTCATTACTTATCTGCTCCAGATTCACTGTCATAGTTTTTAGAATCTGTATATACAGATGTTGTTTCATTAAATCCGAAATCATCATCAGCATCAGCAGATGTTGGATTTGGTGAAGCAGTATATCTTTGTTCTCTTGTTGGGGATACATCTGGTAAATCTGTATACTGGTCAACTTGTACAGTCTTAATAACTTTACTAGATGTAACAGGGCCGTATAGATAAAACTTAGTAGTAAAATCTAAAGTATACATGATAGCTCTTCTTTCTGCAAAATCACCTTTGTAATTATCTTCGTAGTTAATACTATTTAATACTATAGGTATATCTCTTGCAACACCCATCTCAGGCATATCTTTAATTGTTAAAGTATAGTCTGGTTGGAAGTATGGAAGTATTTGTTCTACCATTTGTAAAGCATCATCAGATTGTTTTGCCATTGCATATAATTGAATGTTTAAATTATAAGGAACAGGCATAAACTGTGTGTCTAATTTATTAGAATTACTTGCACTTGATTTTACTTTTTTAAATTTTTGTACACGATTTAATTTTCTTGATGGGTCGTATGCCATGTTTTGAATTTCAAAACCCAGTCTTGGTAAAGTGATTGCAACTTTACTTTCAAGTCCAGCATCTTGGTCTAATCTAGCTAACCATTTTTGTTTTGGGCCATATGCTAAAGGCACTTTCATAGATTGTGTTGTTACACCATTATTGTCTTTACGAACCACATGTATATCATTAAATAGAGTACCAAACCCTACAATAATATTTCTAATTGTTTCGTGATAAAATTGTCTATTTCCTAACATTACGCAAATACTCCTGCATCACCAAATGGATTAGATTCTGAGA